CCAATCTTGTGCATCACAATTCCATTTGCAGCCCCAATTACTGATTGCCCACTCGTACCAACTATTTTCGTTGAGACCCTCCGGCAATGGTCGAAAGTAATCAAACCAATTTTTGCCTTCATTTTCATTTAAAAATGCTTCAAAGTTGTCAATTTCATTTTTGTCAGCGCGAATAACGATTGTATTGTTACACCAATTAGGCATGATAGTCCTTATAATGTTGAGGTTTAGGTTTGTTAATCACCTTTAGCGTATTTTCAGGGTTTTATTTTACACTTTTTCTTTGCATCACTGAGGTAGTCTTGCCAAAACTTGCCAGAATTTTCGGTTTTACGCAAAAAAGTACCATATATTTTATGGCCCACGAGGTTTTTTATGTATGTTTTTGGGTCGGCAAAAATAGCCTCAAACTCACCATCAAATTCTGTGTCTCCCGAAGAACTTTTTCGAAAAAAAGCAACATGAAACATATCGCCAATTTTGTTGAAATCAATTGGGTTACCCATTTCTTGGGTTTTTACCTTAAAAAAGGACACTTCGATTTCATTCGAATTGTCGCCGGGTGTAAAATAAAACCCGTCAAAGGGTTTATTTGAAATTTCCGGCATAAACTAGTTCTTTGCGAGTGGCAACTTTTTCAGCAACACGATTAAAATGTTTTTTTGACACCGCCACACGCATACGATACTTAGAAGATCGTAAATCTTTTGTTACCCAATTTCTTGGTTTAATCGTATTCACCGTAATTCCTTAAAATCGTTTCAATGGCATCAATTGATTTTTCCATTTGAGGTACATCTTCTGGGTGCAACCATGTATTATTTTTACGATGGCTTTCTAAAGAATCGACCAGTGTGTTTCGATAATTTTTTAAGTTTGCCGTTGTAATTTTATCAGAAAGTTCATTGTCAATTAAAAACCCGTACCCACCTTCCTCTCCCTCAAAAAAATTCACTTTCATATTTATTCTCCGTTTTTTGAAATTTTAACCTTGAACTTTGTGATTTTGCGCCTCTGCCCAAATTTTTGTAATTTCTTCGTTTATTTCGTCGAAATCCAGCATGTTCATAAGCCCACCGGCAATTGAAATAGCCATTAACTCTTCCATTGAAAGAGATATATTTTTATCACCGTTATTAAAATTAAAATCAGCGCCCCCACCAGACCACCACTCGGAAAAATGTAAATTCAAAGGGTGTGAAGAATCGTTGTTTTCGTAAATTCCAACGACGCCATCGGTACGAACATTTGTAAATTTCATTTTATTTCCCTTACACAAGAAAGTACAGCATTAGCTTCAACAAAGCATTTTAAATGCTCAAGGCAATTTTCAATATCAAGAGACTTGGCCTTTTCCGCCAATTCGAGGTCAAATGCATCAAGTAATGATTGTGCATAAATTAAATCGTCTTCAGTGCATTTTTCATACCAATTCTGTAATTCTTCTCGACTGCAAGAAAGCAAAAAATTTAAATTATTTCGATCATGAGAATTATTAATTAAACCAGTCATTGTGTTTTTCCTCCTTATTGTTCAAAACAATCATCATAATCATTTTCTATCGTGTAAAAATAATCTTCATCGGTGCCAAACCCAGCTGACGCCAACGCCGAAGCAGCATCGCCGTCCATAGAGACATCAATATCATTCATCATTTCTGCAGCCTCTAGAACCCAAGAAAGCGGTACATCAAATTTCTCGGCTATTTGTTCAAATGACATAGCGTCATCGTCGATGGCTTCCTGAAGGTTCAAAATTAAATTTTTAATTCCGCTCATTTGCTTCTCAAAAAGTGTTTAGTGTTGGGTTAAATTGTTTGATAAGATCCCGTTCGCGCTGATATGCATTTTTGCGGCCGCGAACTATTTCAATTATTTTATACTGATAAGAGGCTTCTGTATTTGCACGAATAAAACTACAAAAAGCCCAGTTCTTGTTTTCACAAAAAGCTCTCGATACATGCTTTTGCCACCGAACCTTAACGGAACGAAGGAATGCACGACCGGTAGCCACGGTCAAACCAATGTAAAAGTCGCCGGTGTCCGAGCAGGTCACCGAGTAGAGAACATAGTTTCGATCAGAACGTCTTTTCATGCTTCTATTGTAGACCAACCCGCTTCATTTGTCAAGGGCTGTTGCTTTTTTACGACAGAGCCACCGCCACGGAAGCTCCATTCCAAGCCGACACAAACAAAAATAAAAACCAAACGAATTTGCTTTTTTCGAGGAGTTCGTTGTTGGCCGATTTATATGTCCATACCGCAAAAAAAATATTTAGAAGAATCCAAAATGTATTCATTTTACCTCCTCTACAGAAGGTGCATAATTACCAATGTGCTGAACCGTAATCGCCGCAGCACGATTTGCAAACTCAATTGAACAACTCATGTCCTTGCTTATCATGTATTGATACACAAGTGCAGCCAAAAAAGTGTCCCCGGCACCACAAACATCCGAAACCTCGACCGATGATGTTGAATAAAAAGATTGACCCTTTGGAGTTTTATACATCGCTCCTCTGCTACCCAAAGTTACAATTAAAGAATCATTAATGCTCTTTCGGTTATTGTATTCAAGTTTATTTATTTTTACATGAATGCCTTGAAACATTGCCAAATCTGTTTTTTTCGTGTCTAAAAAAATCGGTCCATCAAATTGTTTTCGAACCTTCTCAATTAATTCATAAGACACATAACCCTTGTTGTAATCTGATATTACAATGACATCAAAGACCTGAAGGTTATGTGAAATGTCAGTGACCGCAAGAGGCTCGCTAACCCTATCATTATCAATTCGGCATATTTGTTGCTTGCTTCGCCTGTCAATGAGGCGTGTTTTGATGCTAGTGTTTCCGCTAAGGTAGGTTACATCGCATCCAAACTTTTCTAAATTGACCTTTACATTCCGTGCCATGCCGGGCCGCTCTTCTTTTGTTCCCATTTTAAACACCGGCACTGGTGCCTCCGGGCTTATTCGATCAACGGTTCCAAATTGGTATACATCAAGGCAATCATCCCCGAGCAATAATACTTTGTATGATTTTGGTTGTTGAGTATTTTTCGATACGCTCATAAGAATAATTTTATATGACCCAAATGAAGTACATCAAAAGACCCATTGACGAAGACCTTCAATCCCATGTTCGATGCCTTTCGGCTACCCATTCTTTTCCATCGTATTCGGCAATGTACCAATTTACACCTTCGGGAACCTTCACGACCTTAAGGTTCTCGTATACTCCATTGGAACCCAACTTTTCAATGGCCTCTACCAACCCTAGGTTATCTCTTGGAATATTCCAAGAATCCAATCGACTTCCTGAAGTATCCAATAAGTAATCGTACCCATAATCATCAGCGCACCTTGTCCACCCATTGACCTTTGCAATGAATTCACAGACCTCTCCTGACAAATTAAAACCTCCAAAATCGGTACTGATGACCACTTTAATTGTTTTCATTTTTCAAACTCCAATGTGTTATATTGTTTGGACCAATAATTTTCTACGGCTTTCTTTGCACTTTGCTCATTGATAAAATTACCTAGAAACTTTTCGCTTGCATTGGTAAACGGAAATTCATCCTCATATATTTTTCCCATCCATACCGTTGAATTCATAACATAGTGCCAGGCGCCTCCAAGTATTCTACCATCAGACTCCCGATAGTAGTAATTCATTTGTGCTGTTTCTTTCCATTTATTCATTATTGTTCTCCATATCATCCAGCATCCAACCTGTGTATTTCTTTTAACCTACCTTTGACGAAATAGGCTGAATATTCCTCCCATTTAGTATGGGATTTATCGAGGCTCCTGTAAAACCGAACCTCACCAGTAAAGTTCGCACATAGTACCCACCGAGGGTTTATTTTTTCATAATCGAATAGTGGGTTGCTATCGTGTTCCTCCACCCATAGAGAAACCAAACCAGTCTCCACATCCATTTGTATTTTATATTCATACAGACATTGAGCTGGTGTAGTCCTGGATTGATACTGAAACCCATTGTAAGAAACATAGTCAAACATTCCCATAGCTCGTACTCCTAGTGTATTTTGGATCCGGAGGGTTTTTTGGAGCTCGTACTCCGGAGGTTTTTGGACTCCGGCGGATTTTTTGAGTGAGTGAAATAGAGAGCGTAAGTGGATCCCTTAGTGGATCCCTTGACACCCAGTAAGGGATCCTTAAACCCCATATAGTTTCAAATCCCATACCAATATATGTAGCCCCCCCCTAGCTCCCCACCTGCTCGATATACTTATGCTCGACTAGCAGCCTCTCAGCAGGTTCCGCCCGCCATCGAAGGTTTAGTGGCTTCTCCAGGACCACCGTATGGACTACTTCGCCGCCATACTTCACCCTTGAAAGCTCCACCCGGCCAGACACCGGGTACTCGCCCATATAAAGGCCCCGCACGGTGAGGCCTTCAAGATTCCACATTATACAACCTCCACAACGGTTACGGGACCAGCCTTGCGAGCCGCCCTCTTGGCAGCCACACCGACCGGACCGATTTTAAGGTTCAACAATTTAGCTTCCAGAGCCGCAATTCGAGCAGCCTTCCGATCAGCACGAGCCGCAGCCTTGATCGCCTTATTGTCAGCGGTATAGGTTTTGACTTTCGTGGCCAATTCAGCGACCTCAGCCTTCAGAGCTTTAAGGGCCGTACGCTTCGCAGCAAGGGTGTCTTTAAGATTATTGAGAGAACCAATAGCAGCCATTTTCAATTTCCTTTCAAACAGGGATCATTTTCATACCGAACGGACCAACCACCAATTTGCACTCGGTGACGGTCAGAGCGGGGTTACCATCGACGAAAGCCACAGCAGCGGCGAGGGAGGTAAAAGTGGAGAGGACCTCGTGGCCCACCTCGGAGGGGGTACTTACTACAAACATCATCATTTCCTTATTCATCATGAGCTAATTATATGCGGGTTTGAGGTTTTTGTCAAGCCTGTTGTTTTTAGGCAACATCATCAAAATCAAAGGCGTTATCGTATTCCTCTTGGAGTATATCAGCAAAGGCCGCATCAACCATCTCCATATCAACGTCATAAAGTTTAGCTATCTCTTCGAGGTTGTATTCACCACGGTTTATTTCATTCCGGAGCTGGGCCATAACGTCTTGGTAGTTCGACAATTTCATTTCCTTATTCATCATGTAGCCAATTATACGGGTTTCCAAGCAATTGTCAAGCCCTTCGGTGCCCTTCGGTGCGTGTTGCTTTATCCCAACACCGGGTCGAATTCACAGCCCTCGTCGTAGTCTGGACCATGGTAGCGAGGGTTATTAGCTTCCATCATTGCTACCCACTCTTCATCAAGGAGGTCACAATAATTGGAGGCTTCAGCTTCAATAGCCTCTAAAGCTACCTCAGCACACAGCAGGTTTACTTCGGTATCATTCATCATGTTTTCAATTAATATAAATCAACTTGAACATCAACAGCATGAGTTTTATCATCTTGCCAAACCTCATACCGTGTACTGTACCCAACCGGAATATCTGTCCCAGTGGCTTTTTTGCGGCTAAATGCAAGTGCGTTCAATGCTTGAATTACAGCAATACGATGCCGATAATACACTAAATCGCCAACGCCCTTTATTGTGGTGTGAAACCCAACACCATCAACAATGACACGAATTTTTGCACTATTGTGTAGCCCTGGGATCAATTGCTTGGTCTTCATTCCGGTTCCTTGTTACCTCGATTCATCATGTTTCCAATTATACTGATTACCGGGAAATTGTCAAGAGCGAGTGGTTTTGTTGTTTTAAAGCAACAACCCTTCAAGCAGCAATTGCAACTCCCCTGTGCTCGCGGTGATAACGGCCTACTTCCGCACGAAGGCTGTTAAAACCCTCTTTAGCACGTGAGGTTGCAAGAGTTTTTACATAATCGCTATCAACCACAGGTGCAACCACCTCGCAATTCCGCGCCCAAACCCACAAGATATTTTTGTGTGTAGGGTACTGTTTTCCGTTTTTGGCGGTGTATGTGGTCATAACATCATCGAGTGCTATGCCCAGCTTATACTCAAGCAGTGTCCTCCACCCAGCACTATAAGGGCGTTCAATGGCAACTACAACTTTACCAACCGTTCCTTGGCCTGTGCGCCCACGGACGACCTTAACAACTCGGCCCTTTACAGTAACATCTTTAGCTTCGGACTGAGCAGCGCCCATGCAGGTATCGAAGTGCCTTTTGAAGGAGGCGGCTAAATACTCAGCCTCAATACTTTCAAGGTTTCCATCAATTGTGACCTCGGCGCTTCCATCGAGCATATGCTTTACGATAGAGGAAGTATTTGAATTCCAGTAATAAGCGCTTGTAATATACTCCCAAACATCGGACATAATACGTTCCGACTCTGTTTTGGTATATAATGTGGTTCCAACTCCAACCGTAAACTCTTTTTTAATTGGCTCAAAAGAATCTGGAGTATAATCGACCGTACGGGTATACTTAATCACTTTGTTTCCCTTTGACTCTGCGCCTCATCATTATTCCAATCACCACCATTACGCCACTCCAGTCCAAGATAGATTTCCATATTGCTTTTTCACTATATTTCCTCGAGCAAAGTTACGGGCCGGTGCGGTCCAACTATTGGCTTTCAGTATATCGCCCTTTTTAAACTCTCGGTCTTTATCGGTATTGACAATGAAGCTATGTACTGAATTCTTCGTGATAACCTTTATATACTTGTTACCTACTTCAAAGCGTAGGTTAGCACAAAAATCATCATACATTTCAGCACGGATGGCCTTGGTTGTATCGTCAGCACCATTATTCATTTTGATATGGTGGTCGGCATAGCTGGTGCGTATGGCGGTGAGGTAATCGGTAAGGTGGTTATCGGTCATCGTTGTTTCCTTATTCATCATGGAGTAATGGTACAACGGAGGTGGGAAATTGTCAAGGCGTGTTGTTTTTTTGCAACAAGGCAATAGCTCTTACTCTTCAATTCCAAAATGTTTTTTAGTAGGTTTGTATAGGTGCCAGGCATTATGGCCATTAGCCATAAGGTTTTCCTGTACATTTAACACTTCTAGGACAATCAACTCGGCGAACATTTCCTGATCGAAATGCCGACCATCTAATCGCTGATCCCAACATTGTTTAGCAAGTTCTCGAATTCGTTCGTTCATTCTTTAACTCCAAAATGAGTTTTAATTTTATCAACATAGGTGCTTGCTGGTTCACGATGGTCTACTGCATCAGCGACAACTTTAGCACATTCTCTCACAATCAACTCGGCTAATGCTTCAATCAATGTCCACTGTTTAGTGTTTGTCAAGTATTCAACACTGATACCAACCTCAGTTGCTAGTTCTTTAACTCTTTCTTTCATTCTTCAATCTCCAAATGTTTTATTTTCATTCCACGCCAAATAGGGGTCATTTGCTCTCTGTTAAAATACGGGTAGTAAATGCCATCATTCAGAACAATATCTAACGGAAGGTATTCTTCTTGATTATGTTCATTGAAATATCTAGCAGATTTATAATCACCAGTTTTGCTAAGGTCACAACCTCTTAAATAATATGGGTTTTCCACCAGAGCCTTTACTATAGTTGTCATAGTTTACCTTCGAAATTATTCATTTACAAAATAAATTCCTGAACCTTTTTCTCGGCACCTTCAATATTAAATTTCACACAGAATGCTCGAAGCTGATCGGTAAAGTGCTCTCCATCAAAGATAGCATTATGAATGGCCATATACCCTGAATCCATTCCTAGCATGTAGCTTTCAGGACCAAAACCAAACACATTGTAGAGCACATAGCGATATGTTCCCTTGTCTACAATAGCCCCCTGATAAACCTTTCTCGTTACATAACCAAAAGCCCTTAGCCTATTCTCTTCAGATAAGCTGTTCCAAAATTCATCTTGAGCTTTTTCGTTAGCAATACGAACTTCTTCAAAAGGTTTAGCTAAATTATTATTCATGTCATTTTTTACATATTTTTTAAGTATTTTTATAATTCAAATGCCTATTGGCAGGCAAACTGATCATGAAAACTCCCGTGAACAAAAAGCATAACCATCTGAGTCATCCCAATCGAAGTCTGCATTATACCATCGATCAGGTTTTCGACCTTCTTCGTTATGCTGAAGGTTTTTATGCCTATCATTACGATAATAGCCTGGGGACTTTTCGCCTTCTACGAAACTGACAAACCAATCATAATCGATTCGCTTACCATATTCATCTACTATGATCTGATTCTTAAGGAATTCTTTCCATGCTTGCCAAGATACCAGACGCTCTGGACGATAGCCTTGAAAAGAGAAGGACCAACCGTATGAAGATTTACCGATATGATAGTCACGATCAAATCGATTACAACATTCACAATAATTAGTGGCTACATAATAATTAGTTCCCATTACAAAACCTCCAACCTTATCATCAACGTGACATAATCATTGAACCATCACATTTGTGGGTTCACGATTCAACTCCAAAATGTCGTTTAATTTTGCCTACATAGGTGCTTGCTGGTTCACGATGGTCTACTGCATCAGCGACAACACTAGCACATTCCCGCACAATCAACTCGGCAAAATGATTAAGAACATCCATATATGGACTTGTACCATCAGGTTGCCCAACAGGTATTAATCGAGCTTGTTCAGCAAGTTCTTTAACTCGTTCGTTCATTTTTGTTCTTCCACATTTTAATACATTCGTCAATCTGGGCTATTTGTTCCAGTCGTATATCATCCATAATATTCATACCAATATATTCAGAATTCATATTCCGTTCTGTCATTTTCCATAGTTGATTTCGGTGTTTTGTAAGTAGATCAGTCACAACATCATAATCTTTGTTCATTATTCAACTCCTGTTGTTCAGGCTCTGCTCCACCTCGCAGTTCATCAACCCAGTCATGAGGCACGTCGGCCCAAGCCCTGGTACCTTTTTTGACCATTTCTTCAAATTCAATGGTTTTCTGTAAGGCATAAATTGCGTTTATTAGTTCCTTATAAACTACTTCGGCATTTTTCATTGCCTCTAGAGCCTGTTTCATTGCTGCAATACTCATTCTTCAACTCCGAAATGTTCTTTGATCAGATCACCGAGGGTGAAGCCACTGACATGACCATTGCATCCAGCAACCTCAGCACATTCCCTGACAATCAATTCGGCTAATGCTTCAATCAATGTCCACTGTTTAGTGTTTGTCAAGTATTCAACACTGATACCAACCTCAATTGCTAGTTTTTTAACTCTTTCGTTCATCTTCAACTCCAAAATGTCGTTTGATTATATTAGCACTACGTTGGTACAATCGTTGTTCTACGTTATATTCGATTTCACTCGCATACCAATTCGGTTCTAAGGCTAAAAGGCATTCTTGAATGATCAACTCGGCAAACTTTTCAATTCCTTTTTTGGCATAATCGTCCATTTCATCCCAGCATCCCTGTGCTGTTAGCCCTGCTTGGTACAAACAATGTTCAAATCGTTGGTTCATTTTTTATAGATGAATATCTTTTGATCAACTCGGTCATGAGTTCAGCATAAGATTTGAACACTTCTGAGCCAGTGGCACTAGTACGAAGTACAATGAAATTACGATTGTAAATTTCCACTGTGACATCTAATGTTCTGGCATAACCAAAAGTCACCGAACAAACCTTCTTGCCTTTTTTGTTAACGTACTGTCCTGACACCACTCCATAAGGAGCAGTGAAATTTTGGTGTTGTGCCCAATCGGCAATCGCCTGGCAAATCTCTTTGCTATTCATAACACCCAATGTATTCCCTTCTTTAACTAGTTCCATTACCTTTTTCCTATATAATCTATAAGAATACCAAATATAGCAATACAACTAATGATAGTAAAATAAAACCCTAGTGCTTCCATTCTCATTTCTCTTCGGTATAAGTATCCCACTCTATTTTAGGGTTGGCTCGTTCATAAAGCCATACTAGCTGGTCTAGCGACCAAACGTCATCTGTTTCAAATGTTTCAAGCCATTCACTAAATCGATACCAACTGGTATTCTTCATAGGTGGCAGTGCAATTTCATCATCCCATGGGTCATCGGTTCCTATAACATCTATACGACCACATGAATAATACTCGATTGGTTCTTCAACTTCGATACTTTCATCTGAATTGTATTTACCATATTTGACAAGACTACTGTTCTCGTCGAAAATAATTGTTCTTTTTCGAAGCAGACCTCGCTTTCTGTACCAATCTAGATTTGCTACTCCCATCCAGTTCGTACTATATCGTATTTTTGTCATGCTTGTCTTATTTGTAATGATTGATTCAATGGTCTTAATGAAATTATGATTTCGTTTTAGAATTCACTTTCGTATTCTTCTTCGTATGTTTCACTTAAATCTATAATGTCGTTAAAGTTTTTAGCACCTCTTCGAATGTAAGATTTACCGCCGTCAGTAAAAATAGCGCCACAAGTGCAACTCACAAAATCATGTCGGTGTCTGGATTCAATTATTTCATTACACTGCCTGCATTTACATCTGTTAACTAGAACAACTGTTCGGGTTCGCTTAATCATATTGAATTCCCATGTATAAAAACATTAAAATTTTCAAACCTCAAGGTGTGCAAAAAGGTTCAAGGTTTATGCTTTATTTCTTTTGACCAAAGGTAGTGCTAAGGTAGCCCGCCATGTAAGCCGCAACCTCATTCTTACTCATATTCACCTCTTCGACCTCTGAAGAGGCATAAGTGGACCCCGTGAAATAATGAGGCCTCACTGGTCGTCCATACCATGCATCAGCAGACCCTCGGTCAAATGCACCTCCATGCCGCGTATAAAACGCACATTTAGCATAATCCATAAGAATTCCAATTAAAATTAAAAGTTTATGCTTGTTCGACCTCATTGGCTATTTCACGGCCATATAGAGAATCAAGTGTCAACCACACCGAATCGTGAACATTGTAATGCTCACGATACCTGGCAAATAATTGTTTGAAGTAAAATGCATCCGCCTCGCCAAAGGCCTCGGCATATTGTTCAGCAGCAATTAAAAATTTCATGGACCCTCTTGATATAAAAATTACAATCAGAAAAAATCGGAAGTTTTAACTTTGTTGAATTCACTTTCTTTATTCAACTCGTTTTCGAGCTCTTCACTTGCATTAAGAAAATCTTCACATGCATGAAACAATTCTTTAAATGCCCTAAGTTCCTGTTTATTCATGTCGATAAGAAACTGCGGTCCTTCATCTTTCATTGCGCTGATTATTTGTTGCAATGCAAGTAACGTATTCTCACACATACAATAGCTCATGTTTGGGTAATTACTCACCTATCGATTCCTGTTCTTTAGTTTAACACCTTTTGATACCCAAGTCAAGCGGGTCTTTGCTCGCTAGAACCAGCTATTCTCAAGCACATATGGTTTTTTGCCCCACACTCTGACGTCAATTTGTCTCACTGATCGCTTTAGTCGTTTAGCATAATAACGAGCACGGCCTAAATAAGGCGTAGCAATGAAGTTACTCCAACCACCGTCCGGGAAAGTACGGGACTTGTTTAGCGTGATATAGTACATGGTTTTGGGTCTGATTGCTCTCATAGTTCATTCCTGTCAACCTGTTGTGGTAATTCTACCACACTTCAAATTTCACTGTATACCCTCCCTCTTCCATACCTGCCAACCAAGTACGGAAATCCCGAACATGCTCTCGACCTGCGTTATAGGTCCTGTAGCCTACGGGTTCTTCGTCACCAAACACATCGTCTTCGCCGTAGATGGGAACCTCTTCATCTTCACTGCGTTCTTTCAGTACCCATGCAGCATAGGCCTCCGCAGGATTCTCACTACCCACAATTTCGTAACTCACTGCGCTAGGGGTTTGATAGGCCTCAAATTGCACACTTTGTGTGTCTAGGCAAGTCAAAACTGTGTCTCCTACATGTCGCCTGTAGGAGATGTCTCGTTCTGCGTAGATGCGGACATTCATGCTCATCACTTCTGTTCCTTATTCACTCTACCCATAGCCTAACACCATTCATTACTCCTGTCAAGTGATGTTGTTTTTATGCAACATTTTAGCTAAAATGAAAATTTAATTTAGAACTTTCCACTTGCTAATACAATTTTACAAATATGTTCTAATCGTTCAATATGTTCAAAGGCCCTCCATGGAGTTGTGTCAACGGAAATAACGCCGTGGCGATCCATTCCTATGACATTATAAATTACACTTCCGTCGTCTTTATTGAAACCAATATTTCTTATACACGCATCCGCTAATTCTTGTGTAACGGGCGGTATATTTGCTACAGTTGGCCCAATTTTAGTATACCTATTTAATTCTGGAAACTCGTACATAAGTTGTGGTAAACTAATGCCTCTGTACATTGCAGCCACACAATACGTTGGGTGAAGGTGTAATACTACCCTCACACTTGTATTTGTGTGCCGTTGTAACCCTAGGTGCATGGGCAATTCACCACTTGGAATTAAATAACCACTTATATCTTCGGTGTTTATTACTTCATATCTTTCAAATGGGTAATTTTGAATCAATTTAACCTTTTTGAACATGTCATACTGAATTTTTTGTTTCCTTACTCCCGAAGGTGTAATGTGAAAATAATCATGTTCGGCAAATCGTATGCTAAGATTTCCATCTCGGCTTGTAATCCAGCCTCGTTGATAGGCTTCATTTAAAATATCACAACAAGTTTCCAACATCTAGAATAACCTTTCTTCTCTTGAAAAAAACCCAACAGAATTCAAAAATTCAAACGATTCAAATGCAAATGTCCGGGAGCCCTTCATAGCTGTATGAAATTCGGGTGCGCGGTTTGGGTGAAATTTTCCAACATTGTGTGTTTTTCCTTTGCCCGGAAACCCACCCTCTTTAGTCCCATGCAATGTAGCTTCTTCTTTGTCATGAGGTTTATGTAAAATCGAATCTTGCCCATGTTTTTCACCATGCTTAATCAAAAAGTTTTTAAGTTCACCTTTATCATCACCTTTTTTACCTATCACAAGAAAAGATTTTTCATCCACATGCCGCGCCTGTGGTGTGCCATGATTTTCTACATAACGCCCTCGGACTGGAATAAACCCATAACCAGCATCTCTTATGGATTTTTTAAGAGTATCATTGTTTCGATTATTTTCTTCGGCTGTGTTTTCTCCACGATGAGCCGTAATCATGCCTATATTTCGGCCCTGTGTGTGTGAATGTACTCGTGACAGTGAAGCTTCTTGTAAAAATTCTTTATATGATTTCATTTTTTTTATTATTCCATAAAAATTAGAATTATATTTATTTAATCAAAATGTTTTTCACTACCACCAAGAACTATAGTAAACAGCACGACCACGGTTGATCTCTGAGAGAGCTTTTGCAATAAACAATAAATCCTGTTCATCGGAATCTTCATCGGGTGGGTTATTGCCAAAGAAAAACCCTTCGGTCTGAGGCAACCCATGAGCCAAAATAACACCTTGAAGCTCCACTAAATCAGAAACACGAAGGCGCACAGGTACACAATTAAATTCACCTTCGCCGTTTTTGTCGTAATATAAGTTTTGCATCCAACCATGGAGGTTATGATGTTTCCGCCAATAAAAAACCTCTTTTTTATCCGCCTCTTCATTAAACGCGGTTTCTGAAATTGTATCATTTTCATCAACCGACCAAGCGTACATATCTAACCCCATTTCAATTTCCTTTTAAATTAATACAATTTACATTATACTTTTATTACTTTATTTTGTCAAGGGCGCTGTTGTATAGAAACAACATCACCAATCTTCGGACTTTTCATAACCATCAGGTATATCATAAAAAACAGGTATATCAACTGCGTAATCACCGATTGATATTCCGGTGTGAAATAATCGTTTGTAGCCAATAGATTCTGGTGTTTTGTTGTATTCGGTAACCACTCGGCGCATATGTTCAATCATGCCCTCGGTCGGTATTCTGGCTGAATTAGCGCAACCTTTAGAACAAAAAGGCCCTCGGTGACGGTGTTTAATGAAACAATTCGGGCACTCTTTTTCTCGGCGAACATTTGGCATTTTTATTTTTTTTCTACGATTGAATGATCGGGTATTATAAACCCTTCGTTTCCATCAGCCAATACACAAACTATTTTTTCATTTATTAACAGAAAAGACCAGGTGCCAGTTTCTTTATTTAAAAAGAAAATTACATTACCTTGAGACATTCTGCCAGTTATAAATGGAATTTCTCGATAAGGAGCAAGAACATCCGCGATTACTTTATAGTGACCACAGGCTATAGCCCATGATTGCCCTATAATTTCTGATCGATTTTGCGCTAAAGGCACATTATAAATCAACAAAAAAATTAAAATAAGCAAAAATTTCATTTTTACTCCCTACAATTAATTAAATTGTCTTTGAAAATTTTCCATGCTTCCAGCCAACTCCATCGATAACTATGATTTATCACATCTTGGCGATTTAATTCAAGACATTTTTCAATGGCCATATTTAAACCTTCATACAAAAAACCTGTTTTACCCTCATCAACAACATCCAATGGACCTTGTGTTGGGTACGCCGCCACAGGTGTCCCGCAGGCCATGGCTTCAATCATTACAATACCAAATGTTTCCCAGCGTGACGGAAATACAAATACATCAGCATTGGCATAGTAAGCAGCCAATTCTTTGCCAGTTTTAAACCCAACAAATTCTACATCATTATATTTCTCCCTCAAAGTTTTTAAATACGGCCCATCACCAACAAATATTTTTTTAGAATTTGGGTACTTAATTGAACAAAAGGCATCAAGGTTTTTTTCTTTGCTTGCTCTTGATACACATAACAAAATAATTTCTTTTTTTGTTTTGTTTCGATAATTGGAGTTGAAAATTGTCCTGTCAACACCCCGAGACCAGGGGACAATATTTGTTGTAAGGCCATGTTGTTTCAATTGTTGCACCATACTATCGGTTGTTGTTAAAACCTTACCAGTATGTTTGTGAAACCATTTTATGTAACGCCAAGTAATGGTCTCAGGAACTCCGAAAAGGGTTTTAAGCCCTTCAGGAAATTTAGTGTGATAAGCAGTATTGTAACGATAATGATGTTTTGTAAGATATGCTCGAGCCCACAGACCAACAGGACCTTCTGTGGAGATGTGGATATAATTCGGAGATACCTTCTCAACCTTCTTGCCCATTTCCCTCGGATAGGCAACCTTGACTTCGTGATAGATAGGGCAATCAAAGTAGCGGAACTCATTGGGAGTAATGTAAACAACATTATAACCATCACGAATCGCACACGTTTCAATGTTTTTATAAGTTGTGACGACACCATTTATTTGATTGGGTAAATTGTCCGTAACAATAAGTATAGTTTTCACAATTAATTAAATTTCAATAGTGCATACTCGATATTTTTCACGATTCCAATCCTCTCTTCGTCCGCGTGGGTTACTTATAAATTTCATGTGCTTGTAGGGTATATTTTTTGTGTCATGATTATGACCAAAACACCAATATTTACATTTTTGATGAATGTCAGCATCTAAAGCCCATTGATACCTTGAATTTCCGTAGCAACCTACCATATCTAAGTCTGGAGGGTATCTATTCCAACTTATACAACTTGAATGTGGTAAACTATGTGTAACGACTACAATATTTTTTACATTGACATTTAATGTGGATTGCGTCATCATATCACTTAAATAATTTGCATCACATAAACTTTGATGAAGTTGATTGGCTATAATCGTGTCATTAAACCCGTGTTTCATTATTCCTTTAGCAATTGTTTGTTCCATTTTTATGTTTGGCTCACCAAAATCAAAACTCCACCAACCGCAAACTCCTATAAATTTAACTTTGTCAAAAATTGGTTGCAACACACTAAGATATATAGCTGATGTTTGAGAGATACAACCTCTCCAGTATTGAATTGATTGTTTTAAATTTTCCATTGAGTTCTGATGCTCATGATTACCATCAACAACTAAAACATTGTCATAGTAATGAGTTAATTTACTTAAATATTCACAAGTTATATCAACACTGTCGCTCGTATCTCCTGCGACAACAAGTATATCACTGTTTTGACTATGAAGCCAGTCAAATTCATAACTTTGCCCCCAATGATCAATGTGCAAATCACTCACCAAATCAAATTTCATTGTTCCTTCGCATCAGAATTTATGTGTTGATGATGTATAATTTCCCATTTGCCATCGTAGTGTTCTACAAGTGCGGTGCATGATTCAACCCAATCTCCATCATTCATGTAGATGATTCCGTTGATTTCTTTGATTTCGGCTTTATGGATGTGTCCACAAATAACTCCGTCAAAACCACGCTTGCGACAATAGTCAGTAAGATTACGCTCGTACTGATAAATAAAATCCACAGCCCGCTTGACTTTATGCTTAAGATATTTAGATAAACTCCAATAACCAAATCCAAATTTATGCCTCCACCAATTAAATTTAGTATTAAAACTTATGAGAATTTCATATGCGCGATCACCAATAAAACTAATCCAGGGTGCTAACCTTGTTATTCCATCAAATAAATCTCCATGAATTACAAGGTACTTCTTGCCGTCTAAGCCCTCGTGTGTAAATTGATTAGCAATTTGTATTTTGCCAAAGGTAATGCCGTAAGGAATCATAGGCCGCAAAAATTCATCATGATTCCCCGCTATGTAAATAACTTCAGAACCTTGTTTAGCATAGCCTAGGATTTTTCTTACGACATTGCTGTGTGTTTGTTTCCAATACCACTTATTACTTTGAATTTTCCATCCATCTACTATATCACCTATAAGATATAATTTTTCTGCCGAGTTTATTTTCAAAAAATTAATCAATAAGTCTGCCTTACAACCCCTACTGCCTAAATGTATATCCGATATAAAGATAGATCGATAGTTCATGAGTGCTGATTTAAATTACCTCTGTTTCTTCAACTGCTTTTTCCTCACTTGGTTTTGAAGTAACACTTTGAATACTAAAATTTACATCATCAAACGAAGTAAGTTCTTCAAGTAACCCTTTAATTTTTTCTAAAAGGTCGATTTGTGAGAGTTCATTGTTACTTTTAACAGAAAAATTAACTCTAAGATCCCAAACAGTCATTTCTAATTTCATTTTTTTCTCCGATGTTAATTATTTGAAGCGGTCGCTTCGGGTTACTTAGAAATTATTGTTCCTTAAATAAAACTGTAATATTTACCCATTCGTAGGCATCCTCTTCATTGTCAAAATACGGACTTACAACATGATCATTTTCGTTTATCCAAAACCAAGTATAACTGTTCATTCCCATGTCTCTATATTTAATTAGATCGTATTTCATTGTATAAAATGTATGATTAAAAAACAAATTTTTCTGTGGGGTCACAGTGTGTAATAAAATTTAAAAACTTTACAGCTTGATCTTCATTGTTAAAATACCGTATAATTGTTTGGCCGGTAAACGTTGATACATAAAAAAATAAAATTGTTTCATCTTTCAAAATTGAATATTTTATCCACCAACCATTCTTGTTCACTGGAGTGTACGAAATATTTAATTTTTCAAATTCTTTGAACGATTGTGTTTTTTCTGAATTTTTAATTTTTTTGTGCATACTTTTATGTATGCCTTAAAAACATTTAGTCATGTTAAATTTTATGTGATTTTTGCGAATTTTTACAGCTATCCAATCATTATAATACTTGTCCGACTCTAATACACGCCGGTCGATTTGTTCTCTTAATTCCAAGTAAGCACAATCTGACCGTGTGGCACATAGGTGTAAAATCTCCCGGCAAAAATGTTGTTCGCCAAGTCTTTTTATATCTTCAAGTAAGGTTTTGTTAGACCCCCAGTAGGTTAACCAATCTGAGGGCTTTCGAATTTTTTTACGTTTACCTTTTATGGTTTTGTAACTAGCTCTACTAAAAAATTTTTTGCCAATGTATTGTTTTTCATTTTGCAGGTTGGTAATGCAATATATAAATCCATAATTAGAACCAATATGCTCTTCACAAAATTCTTGGTTTTTATATAACCACATTATTTAATCATGCAACCTTAGCCCAGACATCAGCCCAAGATCCAGTCAATGCACCTTTAGCATAATCTGTGGTTCTATTTTCAAAAAAGTTGGTGTGAATTGGTGCATTGATTTGTTCTTCAACCCAAGGCAATGGGTTCTTTTTGACTTTCATAATTCCTTTAAGACCCAAACTGATAAGACGGCGGTCAGCAATATAGCGGATATAACGTTTAACGTCAGCAGCGTCCAAATCAGCCATAGGTACCACGCCGAATGCCAAATCAATAAACTTATCTTCAAGCTCCACCATTTTGGTAGCAATCGTGTAAATTTGTGATTTAAGACTGTCATTCCAGATTTCTTTATTTTCTTCTATGTAGGTGCGAAACAATTTAATCATGGCTTCAGCATGTTGTGTTTCATCAACAATCGACCATGTTACAATTTGTCCCATACCTTTCATTACACCATGACGAGGAAAATTAAGAAGCATAATAAAAGAACTAAAGAGCTGCATGCCTTCTGTAAATGCCGAGAACGCAGCAATGTGTGTGGCAGTAGATTCTTTAGTGGTATTTTTTGAACTAATATCTAAAAGGTAGTCATGTTTTTCTTTCATCTCAGAATACTGCAAAAACTCATTGTATGTGGTTTCGGGCATTCCTAATGATTCAATTAAATGTGAGTATGCAGCAATATGTAAAGCCTCTCTTGCAGCAAACCCACAAAGCATCATCCGAATTTCTGGTTGTGGAAAATATGGTAAATAATTTTTAACATATCCACCTGCAACATCAATATCGCCCTGTGTAAAGAAACGAAAAATGTTAGTGAGAAATTTCTTTTCGTGCTCTGTTAACTTATTTTTCCAGTCTTTTACATCTTCTAAAAGAGGACATTCTGTATGTAACCAGTGACTTTGTTCATGCCTAAGCCAGGCCTCATAAGCCCATGGATAATTAAAGGGTTTATAGTGATTTCGTTCTTCTGTTAATTTAGATTTCTTTTTTACCATTTATTATTTCCTTTTTGTCATAACTGACATGTATCTGCGAGGGTTATTCACAAGCTAGGCAGGTTTCTTCAGTTGCTAATTGTTTTAAATCCAATTCTTCAATAATTTTACGTTCTACTTTTTTAGAGACTTTATCAGCTTTCGAAATCTTCTCGCTGCGGCAGTAGTAAAGCGTTTTGAGTCCTTGCTTCCATGCCAAGAAGTGTACTGCATGAATGTATTTAATGTTTGAGTTCGGTCTGAAAAAGAGATTGAGACTTTGCGCTTGGTCAATATAGGGCTGGCGATCAGCGGCATGCTGTACGATCCATCTTTGGTCGATTTCCATTGATGTCTTAAATACATCTTTTGTCCAGTCATCAAGAAATTCAAGATGTTGAACACTCCCATCGTTTGCGATAATACTTGACCAGATTTCGTTGTAGTCCAACTTAGAATCGGCATCACATTTCTCCTTAATAATTTTATCGAGCCATTTATTTTTATTCAAATGAGAACCTGATAAAGTATCTTGACGATAAGCATTTGCTCTATATGGTTCAATACTTGGGCTGGTATTTCCCATGATTATGCTACTTGAAGCATTAGGTGCTATAGCTGTCATATGAGAAAACCTTTTGCCTGTACCAATAGCATCGGGAGCCTCACCTCTTTCTTTTCCTAGTTCGACATTTGCAGCATCCAACCCTTCACGGATATGTTTGAACATCAATCTATTTTTGCTTGATGCGAGGGCGGATTCAAAAGGTATAGAATTCCTTTGTAAGTAAGCATGATAGCCGAGAGCGCCCACACCAATGCTACGCTCACGAGTAGCAGAATATTTAGCCCTTGATACAGTATCAGGAGCATTATCAATAAAGTGCTGCAATACATTATCGAGCATTTCAGCAACGTCCCGAAGAAAAAGTTTATCATTTTTCCAGTCATCATAATACTCCAAATTTACAGATGATAAACAACATACCGCTGTTCTTTCTTTATCAGTAGGCAAAATAATTTCAGAACACAGATTGCTTTGACGAATTTTTAAACCAATCTTTTTTTGAAATTCTGGTAAAGCTTCATTGCTTGTATCAATGAAATGTAAATATGGCTCACCAGTTTGCATCCTAAGTTCTAGAACACGTTGCCATAGTTCACGAGCAGAAACTTTCTCTCTTACTGTACCGTTGTGTGGGTCTTTAAGTTCCCATGTATCATCGGCTTTTGGGTCAAGCATACACTTTTCAAGTATACGCATAAAATCATCAGAGATATTAATACCATGGTGTAAATTCAGTGCCCTCATATTAGGATCACCGGTGGGTTTACGCATGTCCAAAAACATTAGAATATCAGGATGAGAAATATCAAGGTATGCAGCATAAGAACCACGACGAGTCCTACCTTGTCTATAAGCGAGAGATGATGCGTCATATGTGCGAAGATGGGGCATGACTCCAACACTTTTATCATCCGCTGAACGAATACCGATTCCAATTCCTACTCCTCCACCGAGCATTGAGAGCCAGTTGACCTCCGATAACGTGTCGACCAAACCTTCAGCACTATCATCCAAATAAGGTAGAAAGCAACTAATAGGAAGACCCCGCTTCGAGCGTCCATAAGAGAGTATTGGTGTGCTATAGCTAAGCCAGTGCATAGAGCTATAATTATAAAGACGCTGACTGTGTTCTGGATTTGATCCAAACGATGCTGATACATATGCAAATCTCTCTTGTGGTGATTTTTCATCTTCTCTCATGTAGGATTCTTTTAATCGTTTGACACCAAGGTCATCAAATAAATTATCACGAGAAAAGTCTACCTTGATACCGTGAACGATATTGTCCATAAATGCTCCGTTATTATTGTTGTGTTGCGAATTCTCGGGCCATTGGAAATATGTTACCAATGACTTCAGCACAGGCTAGTGCTATATCTCTATGTTCTTTTTGTGTACCGTTGGCTGAGCGGAGTTCTATGTAATGAATCCAAGAACGAAGTGTGCCGTTCATGTACATACGAGAGACAGTATTACCTTCTGGTAAAACAACTCTAGCAACTTCTTTGGCAATACCTTCTTTGATGGCCCATTCATATGCAGCTCGGGCCTCATGTATAACACGGCGCTGTGCCATTTCCCATTTTTTCTGAAGTCTTTCGTCATCAATTTCTATGGAATTTTGGCGGTTTTTATTGTCTTGTAAACGTGCCTCACGAACTTCAAAATCTAAATCTTGTGTGGGATCAGCATATCGTTGGCTGAATTCTTGAAATGAAAATGACCGATGCCTCAATATTTGTCTCGCTATATCTCTGGTAGTTTCAATCTCTAAGCAAGCAGAAACAAGTTCCATTGGACTCCAATGTTTATGTTTGATTAGATATTTAATCAATTTTTCAGATGTTTCTGTATTATATTGATTATTTGGATTTGATACTCTGGCGCAAAAAGATATTAAATCTTGAGCATTTTTTATTTCACTGTCCAACATCTCTTGCGTTGGTTGTGAATATGAAATCAATTTAACTTTCATAATACATTCCTTCTTTCCACTCTTCACCTGGTTTATCTTTACTACGTTTTCTTTTTCCTGATGGATTAACCCACCATTTTGAACCACTCACCTTTTCATGCCAAGCTTTCATCATGTCAAGTTCTTTTTCTCTACTGAGATTTTTTCTGGCTTTCTTAGCATTTTCTTTAGCCAAAACGGGGTCAGCATTTATAGCGTGAATACCAAGTTTCATATGAACCGTTTTCAATGCTGCTTCTCGGCTAATCACACTCTTTTGCTCTTTTGTAATTTTCTGAAAATTATGTTCACCTTTTTTCAATAATATTTTTTGATGTTTTGAAGCACATTCTCTAATCAATTCTTTCTGTTCATCGGTTCTAACTAAACGCATCAGTATGGCTTGAACTGCACCATAATCATTTTGCCTGTTGTGTATTTCCAGATGTTCTTCAATTGTTACAGCTAATAAATTTTCGGCGGTATTATTATTATGGTTTCCATCAATATGATGTATTTCCATACTTTTTGGTAACTTTTTACCATGATAATCTTGCCAAACCTTTACATATTTTTTACTCATAACATTGGACTCCTCTTGAGTGTTTATGTTATTTAGTAAAATCATAATTTCTTCCACATGTTAAATTTTAGTTTCGCTGTTATTCCATTGAATGTGTTACTACTTATAATATCTGAAATCTCACTTGGTGAAATACCACTCATCACCATCTCATTAATGTCTTTACCTTCAATTGATTCAGGCCAAATAACCACATTGTAATCTGTATCAATGGCCTTATTCATCATCTTTAATATTTCTTTGTTACGAGGTTCATTGTCAAATATCAATGTTATATCACCAGAGATTTCTTTTGCCGTTAAGACTAAGTTGGCATCACCTGAAGCTAGACAGTTATTTAGAAAAAGGGAATCTAATGGACCTTCAACCAAGAGTATTTTTTCCGATGATTTCATTCTATCGAGACCATAAATCAATTTGTTTTGTGATTGATTTGTTCGCACCGTGACATACCGAAGAGATTTATCACTGGTTTCAAGGGCTCTACCAGAAACAGCAATTAAATCATTGTTTTCATCATAGAAAGGTATCACCAGTCGTGCATCATTAGTTAGTTGTTTTCCATGCTCGGAATAAATTGATGTAACAAAATCTGCGTACTTGCTTGTAAAGAGCAGTAACTTATACGCATCCTTTGGTATCTTTCGTCTTTTTAGGTACTCTAAGCAAAAATGTCCAGATGGTAACCTGTCGCACCATTCAGCATATTCGAAAATTTTTTGCTTCTGTAGTTTTCCAAATTTTGGTGAGGGTATTTGTAATACTGAGTTGATTGGACCGGCATTATTGGTCCGACCGGAGGTGTACCTTTCAAGGACATATTCTTTGTATAGGGAAGCATCAATGTGTTTAATGAGGTTACCAACATTCGTACTGGCTCCGCAATTGTGGCAACGATAGAAATAATCATTACCTTTTGAAAAAGCATAACCTCGAGCCTTTGCCTGATTTTTCTTTGAATCGCCACAAATAGGGCAAGAAAAATTGAAAAGGCCTTCTTTCTTCTGCTTGAAATTCCTAAGGCGAGAAGAAACTAACCTGAGATATTTAGTGTCAATTGATAGCATAACGATCCATTATAAAACACCCGAAGGCGTAAGTCAAGCGAAAGATTTAATTATATCCGCAATTTTATTAAAATGTCCACTAATCCAAGTGACAAATGCAATGCCCCCGCCAACAAACCAGATAACTCGATCTCTTTCTTTTTTAATTTTGTTAATTTCCTCTGCCAAAGCTTTATGTTGAGAACAAGACGCATCATACATCGTGTCTAGTTTTTCAGTCAAAGAAGAACGAGTCCGATCAACACAATCATGTAAATCTTTTATGTCAACTTTTATTTCATCAATTTTTTCATTTAAATTTTCTACTTTAGTTTCAACAATACTTAAACGTTCGTTTGTTGCCGACATAATCATTTCCTTTCAGGCACTTTGGTGCCATTGAGTTTTTGATGATTCTTCATTTCTCGGCATTCTTTGATTTGTTTTCCGTCTTTATCAATAAGACGTTTGCCATCTTTGGATACTTTATTAATACAAACTTTTTTTGTTTGTTCCAAGGCATAAACATTTGTTGCTATGCTTAGTGTAATTATAAATGTAACAAGGTATTTCATATTTCAAGTTCCTTAGTTTTTGGCAACGGTGTGCCGTAAAAAAATTTATCAGGTTTTTTTGCAAATTTTTCACTCACCGTAAAACCAAGACCCCCCAAAACAATATACATCATTCCTTCAAACATTGCGGCATTAACCGTACGACCCCAAAATAAGTCAGCAAAGAAAGCAATGCTGCAAAAAATAAAAGCTAAAAAAGTTATAATTCTACGACTGCTTATTGACCCATCGATACTGTCACGAAAAACACTGTGAATAATACCATTCATAACGTAATTTAATCATTGAGAACATGAAGTATATGCTCATAATGTTTAATGCGTTCCTCTAGACCCAATGTGCCACCATTAATACGTTTTGTTAATGTTACGATGTCTTCCTTGTCAGCCCATTGATTAAGTTTATTTGTCTCCCAAAACCAACAAGCTGACTGTGCAGCACCTTCAAAAGTGCCAAGGTATTCAGTTGCCTCTTCAGGAGAAATATTCAAAGATGCTGCAAACCAAGAATAATTATCACGACCAGTTAATTGAATTAGCCCACGACCGCGATAACGCCATCCATCACCAGATTCTTCGGGACCATTTCCCATACGATTAGCATAAACACGATTGGCAATAGCCTCTTGTTTGTTTGTTTTACTTGCGTATTGTTGCGCTATTTCATCGGTTGGAAAATATTTTGGAAATATCTTACGAAGAGATTGCCAACGATAATTTAAATTCTCTTGTAAAACCATAAACCCACCGGATTCATGAGCACACTGTGCTACAAACGCAGCTACTCTTTGTGGCGTGTTAATTTCATAATCAGGAAATAACTGTACAAGTGCTGTATGCCACTGACTCACATACGGGTTTGTTGGAATTATTTGTTTTAATTGTTTTTCGGTTAGTTGCATTTATTTGATTTCTTTTAAACAATTTATTTTTTATTTATAGTTTCATAGATTTTCTTTTGTGTGACATACCATTCATTCCAGCCTTTTACTTTAATTGAGCATTGATGATATAACGTATAATTTTCAATGACTATTTTCATCATATCTGTAATTAAAACTTTATCAGTATCAATCGTTTTAAGATTTTCACATTCTTCTCTTAGTGCCGCAGGAATATCAGGCCATATTGGTGCTGCAGGTATCGGTTCTCGAAGCGAAGCGCAACCAGTAAAAAAAATTATTAAAAACAATAATATAAACTTCATTTTTTTCCACTCAAAATAGTTGCAGCCTCATTATGCGACTCAATAATTAATTGAGGTACTGAACAATTTTTTATTGAATTCTCAAGTTCTGTAATTTTAGACTCATATGTTTTTTTTTCTTCTTCGGACATATTTTTTATTATTTCTTTGATGCGTTCGGGTCCTGGCACTTGAACTTGTTTAATGATTGTATCACCCTTTATTTTTATTTCTTTGATTGATTCTGTAATTTTTTCTTGTATATTTACATTTTTTCTTTCTGCTCGCTCTTCAGCTATAGTTACTTTATTTTCTATTTCTTCAATTTTAGTTTTCCATGTTTTATTATTGTATGCACTTCCATACATAAAAGTAGCGAAAATTATTAATACAATAAATGCAATTTGTATTGGTGTTTTGTAAATATAAAAAATTGGTGATGGTATAAAATACATTAAATAAGTTAGAGCATAACCTAAAACACTGATTACAAACAGTGATAAAAACACCCATGATGGAAGAAATTCTAGTATAAACAACATTTTTATTTTCTACGAATAAATGAAATGAACGAAGCGATTTTCTTTTTCTTACTTATACCCGGTTCACCCTGTGATCCTACACCAAGACCCGCCACTTGACCGCCACCAACGACGTTTACTGGTGCATCTTCTTTCATTCTCTTTTTACGGCCTTGACAATGTGCTCGCTGTGAAAAACCCTTTGGATTATTACAATTAATAGACTGCTTGTATTTTTGTGACCAAGATTCTTTTACCGATGAATCAATGGGTTTACATTTTTTGTTGGTATTACACCAGTACATACCCTCACCACATTCTTTTTTAAATTCGTTAGCCATTTATTTGATTTTCCTTAAAACTTCTGCAACTGTCATATCAACTTCTATGTCTGATGATCGTATATCTTGTCCGCGGATACTTTTCACGATGGCTGGCATTAAATTTAAAAAAATAAGGTACGTTTTTAGAACTGAATAATC